TGTCTTACGAGCTGGTTCTTTGACTTTGAAAACTATGAAGAACTAGCTCGTAAGACAGGTAGGAATGTTAAAAGACAACTAGAAATATTTGATAAGGCAGATAGTAAATGTAAACCTTATATTATTCTACAAGGTAATTGTGTTGATACATATCTTAGATGGTATGAACTTTTAATGGAAGAAGTTCCTGTAGAATGGCATGGCAGAATTGGTGGTGTAGCAATGGGAGCAGCAGCTCTAGGCACAGGTCCACTTGAAGATGTTAAACGAGCCTTTATTGCTAGTGAGATTGCTAAGGTATGGCCACAAGAAACTATGCACCTACATGTATTAGGAGTAGGTAGTATTAGGCGTATGATTCCTTATCTAGTCTTTTGTCAGAACGGTTTGTATGACAATGTAGAAATATCTTATGACTCTACTACACATAGCAGGGCGGTTGAGACAGGTTTATACTACATGGGACAAGGCACAACTAAGTTCAGTAGAAAAATGTCTAATTTGTATCGAGAAATGTACGATAATGTGCAGGAAACGATCCAATTAGGCGTAGAATTAGACGAATTTCACACCATTATGAACACACCTAGCATGAAGGCAAAAGAGAAATATGGCAATTTAAACAAATGGATCTATGTTAGAACAGCATTTATCCTTATGTCCATTAGAAACTTTATGGGGCATCTAGAACAGATGATGAATGACAAAGAAACCTTATTGAAGTTTACGGGTAAGATGAAACTTGACGGACAGTTCAGGAACCTCTATAATGTAACTAATCGTGAGCAGTTTGATGCTTGGGAAAATAACCAGTACTTAGGTGGTAGTATGAAATCAATGGCAGTAGGCACAGAAGCACCTAGTAGTTTAGAGGACTTATTTGAATGAATATATTTTTACTTAATGAAAATCCATTGTTGTGTGCAGAACAACATTGTGATAAACATGTTGTTAAAATGGTAATTGAATATGCACAGCTTATGTCTACAGCACATAGGTACTTAGACGGAGAATTATATGGAGAGCTTACAGACAAAGGTAGAAAAATTAAAAGGTGGCGACATCCAAACTCTAACATGGAGTCTACTTTATACAAGGCCAGTCATGTCAACCATCCAGATGGTTTGTGGGTTAGAAATAGTAATGCCAATTACGATTATCTATATGATCTATGGTTTAAATTATGTAAAGAATATACTCACAGGTATGGTAGGTTACACTTAACACAAGAAAAATTAGAACACTTACTTAGGTATGCACCTAAGAATATTCCACATGCTGATACAGCAGATGTAAAAGGCTTGCCACTAGCAATGCCTGATGATGTAAAAGGTGAGAGTGTAGTCAACTCTTATCGTAGGTATTACAACAAATATAAAATTGACTTTGCTAAATATACAAACAGAGAGGAACCAACATGGCTAACAAGGCATACCGTAAACGCTATATAAAAGTAAGCTTTCAGAAAGAAGGAGTACACTTCTTCCCTGGAGCAGATACAAATCCTAAATATGCTACAGGCGATTGGGATGATGTTAGCTTCTTAGGATATCCTCATAGGCACATGTTCCATTTCTATATTACATTAGGAGTTACACATAACGATCGTGATGTAGAGTTCATACAATTTAAGCGTGAACTAGAAAGAACTTTTGATCAAGGTGTAATTAAACTAGACCACCAATCATGTGAAATGATTGGCGAATCACTTATAAATTATATAGAAGAGAAGTATCCTAACAGAGCTGTTAGAGTTGAAGTATTTGAGGATAATGAAAACGGAGGCATCATAGAAAATGATTTATTTAGTTGATTTAGAATATGTAGAAACTAGATATACTGCCCAATGGAAAACAGAATTCCCTCAGCAAATAGCAGATGAGACTGGACAAGACATTACAGTTATTGAAGGTCCAGAAGAAATAGCAGCATGCACAACACCAGGTGCTTTTTTAAACTTTGCAGGCACAAACATTTATAAAGCAGAACAAGTAAAATTGTTAGCAGAGTACTTTAATAATAATCAGATTAAGAATGGAGATCACTTTGTTTTTGCAGACGCTTGGCATCCAGGTATAATTAATCTTAAATATATGTTAGATCTATTTCAGATAGATGCAACAATACATGCACTATGGCATGCAGGCAGTTATGATCCACAAGATTTTTTAGGTAGAAAGATAGGCAATAAACCTTGGGTTAGACATACAGAATTAGCTTTCTTCGATGCTATAGATAAAAATTATTTTGCTAGTAATTTTCATATAGAAATGTTTGCTAGTACATTCTTTAATCCTTCAGACGAAGAATATATTAATAGTAAAATTGTTAGAACAGGCTGGCCTATGGAGTACTTAGGTAACTACATACAAGCAGGTAGAATAGAAAAAGACAATATTATTTTATTCCCTCACAGAGATGCACCTGAGAAACAACTAAGTATATTTAAAGATTTAGAAAAAGAATTACCACAATATAAATGGATTAATTGTAACGAATATAATCTAACTAAGGTTGAATATAATCAGTTACTTGAACAATCCAAGATGGTATTCTCAGCAAACTTACAAGAAACATTAGGCATTAGCTGTTATGAAATACTAATGGCAGGAGGTATGCCTCTTGTTCCTAATAGACTATCTTATGTAGAAATGTATGAGGATATATTTAAGTACCCTACGCAATTTACAAAAGACTGGAAAGGATATCAAGACAATAAAAGTATTCTATTAGGCAAGATAGAAACAATGATGGAAAATTTTAATTCACCTGAAATACAAGGTGCAATTAAGAGTAATAGAGACACGCTGAAGACACAATACTTCTCGGCAACAAACATATATCAGGAGTTAATGAATGAGAAAATTTAAATATTTATCTACAAAAACATATGGACATGAGGAAGGCTTATCATGTGTATTTAGACAACCCTTGGCCTTACATAGTCATTGCAGTTTATTACATGGATATGCTTTATCTTTTAGTTTTAAGTTTGGTTGTGAGAAATTAGACGACAAGAATTGGGTAGTAGATTTTGGCAACTTAAAGGAATTAAAAAAGTGGTTGAAAGATTCTTTTGATCACAAACATGCAGTAGCAAAAGACGATCCTGAGATGGGAACATTTCTTAAACTAGAAGAACAAGGATTGTCAGAAGTAGTAGTAATGAATGGTGTTGGTTGTGAGAAATTTGCAGAACAAGCATTTCATTATGCAGATGAATTAGTAAGTAACTTGACAGACGGCAGATGTTATGCTGTCTCATGTGAAGTTAGGGAACACGGGGCTAACAGCGCTATATACGAGGGCTAACTTATGAAAGTAGCTCTAGTTACAGACACCCATTTTGGTGCCAGAAGTGATAGTCTAGCTTTCGATGCTTACTTTGCTAAGTTTTATGACGAAACATTCTTTCCTTATTTAAAAGAACATGATATTAAAACTGTATGCCACTTGGGTGACATATTTGATAGACGAAAGTATATAAATTTTAATACATTGAAGTCCTGTAAAAGATACTTCTTTAAACAGGCAGAGGATTTAGGTATAGACATACACATGATTCCAGGTAATCATGATACCTATTTTAAAAATACAAATGATGTAAACAGCCCTGACTTATTGTTAGGAGAATATAACAACATAACATTATATCAGGAACCAACAGAAATAATGTTAGATAGAGAGAAGGTACTTTACCTTCCATGGATATGTGGTGAGAATTATGACAGGACTATGGCCAAAATTAAAGAATCTGACGCAAAGACTTGCTTCGGACATTTCGAGTTCGCAGGTTACTTCCTTCTTCCTGGAATGCCTAATCTCCATGGCATGGATACTGACGCTTTTGTTGACTTTGATCTTGTGGTCAGTGGCCATTTCCATCATCGCCATAGCAGAGGGAATATTACATATATGGGCAACCCTTATGAAATCACTTGGTCTGACTATAAAGACCCTAGAGGTTTCGCCATATATGACACGGTTAAAAGAGATTTGGAGTACATCAACAACCCGTTTAGAATCTTCCACAAGATTTATTACGACGATTCAGATTTCGAGGGGAGCAATGCCATTAGCAATTTTGATTTTACTAGTGTCGTTGGTTCTAATGTTAAACTAATTGTAAATAAAAAGACAGACTATAAAAAGTTTGATGTCTTTGTAGACAAATTATACACATGCAATCTAATTGATCTAAAAATTATTGAAGACTTCTCAGAGTTTGAGGATGAGGCATTGGGTGAGGAAATAGATCTAGAAGATACAATGACATTGCTAAAAGAATATGTTGATGTTGTTGAAACAGATTTAGACAAACAACGAATTAAAAATTTACTACAGAGCCTATACATCGAGGCACAAGATACAGTATGATACAATTTAAAAATATTAAATGGAAAAATTTCCTGTCGACTGGTAATGCTTATACAGAGATTGATTTTACAAAGTCTCCTAGTACATTAATTATAGGTGAGAACGGTTCAGGTAAATCTACATTATTAGATGCTTTGACATTTGCATTATTTAATAAACCTTTTAGGAATGTATCTAAGCCCCAACTTATTAATACTATTAATGGCAAGAATTGTTTAGTAGAAATAGCATTTAGTATAGGCACAAAGAACTATACTATTAAGAGAGGACTACAACCTAGAGTATTTGATATTACAATTAATGGAGACTTGTTAGATAAGAATGCTAACATAAGAGACTTCCAAAAATATCTAGAAGAGAATATTCTAAAACTTAATTACAAGTCTTTTACACAAATTGTTATGTTAGGTAGTGCCTCATTTACACCTTTCATGCAGTTACACTTGGGTGCTAGGCGAGAGATTATTGAGGATATATTAGACATCAGTATCTTTACAAGCATGAATGCTGTACTTAAAGGCAAGCTTACACAATTAGAAAACGATAAAAGAATTATAGAAGGTGAGATAGATGTTGCAAAACAAAAGTGTAATCTTCAAGAAACATATATAAAAACATTGGAGGATGATAAATCATCTAAAGTCACACAGATCTTAAAAGACATTAAGGAGACTGATAATGCGATCGAGACGGCTACTGAAGAAGCTCAGCGATTCGGGAAGGAGAAGCAGGAGGTTGGTCCTGTTAGCGAAAAGAAAAGAAAACTTGAAGAATTTAGAAGCAAGTTCGAAAGTCAAATTGCCAACCACAGAAAAGAACTAGAGTTCTTCCACAACAATGAAGAGTGTCCTACTTGCCAGCAAGGCATAGAACACGATCACAAAGATTTAATGACACAAAGAGATGAACAAAAAATCTCTGAACTTGAAACAGCTCTAGAAGAACTGAATACGAAGTATAGCGAGGTAGAAGTATTAGTACAAAAGGTTCAAGAGTTAGATGAAAAGATAATAGAAACAAACAATGAAGTCATTACACAACAAAGAATACAACAGCGCCTACAGTTAGAACTTAGTGATACAGAACACAAGACAGGCAACATTAAAGATTAGAAAACAAAACTTAAAACTCTAGCAAAGAGTACACTTAAAAAGGTTGAAAGTAGAAGTGAACTAAGCAACAACGAACATTATTTTAATGTTGCTAAGTCTATGTTACAGGATACCGGAATCAAGACAAAGATTATAAAAGCATATCTACCTATAATAAATAAATTAGTTAACAAATATTTAGCAGCAATGGATTTCTTTGTTCAGTTTGATTTAGACGAAACATTTAAAGAAACTATTAAGAGTAGAGGCAGAGATAAATTTAGTTACGCATCTTTTAGTGAAGGTGAAAAACAAAGAATAGATTTAGCATTAGTTTTTACATGGAGAACTATTGCTAAGATGAAGAACAGCGCTAGTACAAATATTTTATTATTAGATGAAGTGTTTGATAGTAGTTTAGATGTTAATGGTACAGACTATGTTATGGAATTGTTGAACACAATAGGCGAAGATACAAATGTCTTTGTAATCTCGCACAAGGGTGATCAACTATTTGACAAGTTTAGATCTGTAGTTAGATTTGAAAAAAGACAAAACTATTCTGTATTAGAGAATAGGAAAAAAGAAAATGAAATACACTGAACAATTTGCCAAACACGAATACTTAACAGACAAATGCTGGCCACATACATATGGTCCTAAGATTTATGATGACTTGTTTGAACCTATACAACATACAGTTAGAAATTATTTAGAGTTAGGCTCTGCTTATGGTGGGTCTGCTTTATTAGCTAGAGATTATTTTACTAGGGCTACAGTATGGACAGTAGATATTGTTAGTCCTAATAGAAGAATACAATCCTCAGATAGAATTATTACATTACAAGCAGACGCATATCAAAAACGAATAGCTGATATGTTTCCACCTGACATGGATATTATTATTGATGATGCCTCACATAATATAGAGCATCAACAAAAAGCAATTGAATTATATCTTTCTAAACTAACAGTAGGTGGACATTTTATTATAGAAGATGTAGAGTCTCCAACAAACTCTTTTAAATTGTTTGATAAAAAAGTAGACGAGGTTTATAACAAATTAAAGACTCGAGGTAATATGTATCTTGACTATGAAGTATCTACATACGAAGGCCCAGAGTACTATGCTAATGTAAAACCTGGAAGAGAAGAACAAGCAGAAGAAGAAATGAAAGAGTATGGTGAGTTAAGACTAAAAGCAAAGAATGATAACTTATACATTGTAAAGAGAAAAGTATGAATAATGAAAATATCAAAGTTATATTAAGAAATCCATTACAAGTAAAAGTCCAAGAAGGTTATAGTGACTTTTTAGAATACACTATTCATCCTTTAGATACACCTATTAAAGAAGCTTGGTTAGAAAAACTTAGAGATATACTTAGACAAAATTTACCTATTGACAATGACTTTTGCCACTTAGGTTTCCCACAGACACATAGGGACTTACCTTTTCTATGTAATAGACTCAACGATTGTAAAAGAATAATAAATGAATTTCCCTGGGAAGACTTTGTACTCAGACCAATAAAAATAACAGAAACATTTACACCTGAATTATGTGTAAGAGAAGAGTCGGTTCATACAGGTATCACAGGAGGCGCAGACGATTGGGTTAATCATGATGTAATGAATACTCTTCATAACTATTTTGAGAAAATGAATGGTACAATAGAAAATCCTTCTCCCTATATAGCAGCAGCACAAAAATGGCCAGAGATAATAATTGATGATGTTATACATTATCCTAAAAATGTAGATCAAAATACACCATGCGCACAGGCAATAAAAGATCTAAATTTAATATGTCATGAGATGGAATCATTAATTAACGCAATGAAAGCAGGGCTAGATGCTACATCAACAACTATTGTACAATGGAACAGATCAGATAGATGGCCTTTAGAAGACTATATGAGAGATGGATTCGTACAAAATAGATACAAAAGAGTTCCTGGTGGTGTATATTTACATTGGAGTCAAGTAGGTAAAACATTATTAGAAGTATTCAATGATGAAGGTGCTCCTAAGTTAGACAAAACAACCTGTGAGGCTATAACACATTTGGATTATTATAGTGCAATGTTTGATATACATTGGGGACCTGATCAAGACTGGGCACCGGATACTTTCTGGCCTTGGTTAGAAGAGAATGGATTAGATCCTAATGATAAATATCTTTCATTAGGATTCATGCCTATAGGTCAAGTAAACTTAGAACAATCTTTCGGAACGGAAGATCCCAAGAAAATTTTAGCTATTAAAGGCAGGTATCTACATATACATAGTATAGAGTTCGATGGTATTAAAGCTGTGTATGAGTAAATGGCACGGTGGTAAAGGTAGTAAGCGACGACAAGGTAATGAAGATGCTTATAGAGATAATTGGGATTTAATTTTTAAAAGGAAAAAAATGATAGAGATATATGGAAAACCAAGGTGTCCTTTTTGTGATAGAGCTAAAGCACTATGCGAACAGAAAGGATTAGATTATACTTATAAAATGTTGGATGCAGACTTTACTGCTGAGGAGATGTTTGAAAGAGCACCTAACGCTAAAACATTCCCACAAATTTTTATAGACGGTGAAGCTATTGGAGGCTTTACAGAACTGGAGAAACTACATGGCTGAGTTTACTGGCACAGGTTATATTGCTTTGCCGCTAACAGTACATATAAAGGACAGTCCTATCCATGGACAAGGTCTTTTTGCTAAGGAAGACATTCCTGTAGACACAGAGCTAGGAGAGGCACATGCTTTTCTAATGCAGGATTGGGATGGAGAAGGAGAGTGGGGTAGAAAAGAATGGATGAGAACTCCTTTAGGAGCTTTTATTAATCATAGTAATACACCTAATGCTCTTGTAGAAGTAAGAACTCCTGTAGAGTATCCTAATACCACAACACTAATTACAACCACTAATATTTTAGCTGGCGAAGAAATAACAGTATCATATGATGAAGGTACATTTTCATTACTAGGACTATGAGTTTTAGTAAAGAAACATATCGTCCGTTACCAGAAGGGTTGACAATATCTCAATCCAAAATAGATGGACTAGGGCTACACGCCTTAAAAGATTTCGAGGCAGGAGAGAAGTTTGGTGAGACACATGTATTAGTACATAGTAGAGACAGACATGAATGGATTAGAACGCCTCTTGGTGGATTTATAAATCATAGTGATAATCCTAATTG